AGCAAAAAAGATTTGCTGATTATTACATTGAAACTGGGAATGCAACAGAATCTGCCAGAAGGGCAGGGTATAAGGGAAAAAATTTAAATAATGTAGCAAGTGAAAACTTGGCAAAAGTTGGTGTAAAAAGCTATATTGATGAAAAATTAAAGGTTTTAGAAAATGAAAGGACAGCCTCTGCCAAAGAAGTGCTTGAGTTTCTGACCAAATCAATGAGAGGTGAACTTGATGAGGAAATCGTAGTTGTTGAGGGAACTGGCGATGGAACTAGTGAGGCAAGGAAAATAAAAAAACAAATTGGATTGCGTGAAAGAATTAAATCGGCAGAATTACTTGGTAAACGATATAGACTGTTTACTGATAAAGTTGAAGTTGAAGGAGTTG